CGTGGAGCGCAGGAAAGGCAAAAAGCAAAAAGTAAATCGGCAAGCGATCCAAGACCATAAGGACGAAATCGCAGCGGGCGACTAATCTCCCGCTGAAACACTGGCGGGGGACAGGTGTTCACCAAAGCAATATTTTTCAATCTGGCTTTGCAGGCGCTTCTCCTCAGTCGTCAGATCGTCGACACAAACTCAGACAAGTCCAATGAAGCCAAGGTCTTAAACCAGATCTATGACATTGCGTTTAAATCGGCGCTTTTCGACATGGATTTGGATTCGACGGCGAGCCAATCCAATTTGGAGTTAGTGACGGATTTCACCGTTTTGCCGCCGCCCGTAAACGGCCAGCCGGGACCTCTTTGGAATTACGCCTATAAGTATCCGAGCAACTGCGCGTTTTTCCGCAAGGTGGTTTCGTGCAATGTGATTGACGACAAGTCGACGCATATCCCAAAACGCATTTTGATCGAAGACGGAAAAAAGATGATCTTAACCAATGAGCAATATGCCATTGGCGAATTTATCGCAACTGACTTCCCGATTCAGACTTTGTCGGCTCCGGCCGGCATGACCATCGCTCTGCGGCTTGCGCTCATGGGAGCCCCGCTTATCGTGGGTAAAGGGGCAAAAACTTTAATGAATGAAATTAGGCAGCGTTACATCGATTCCAAAGCAGAAGCTCAAGCGCTGGATTCGCGCGAGAGTTTCAGTTTTCAGCATGACTCGAATTTATCCGAGTTTGTGAAAGAGCGGATGTCATAAGTGGGCCTAGTCGATAAACCCGCATTTACTGCCGGTGAACTCGATCCCTCCCTTTGGGAGCGGACAAACCTCGACAAGTATCGAAACGGTTTGGCGACGGCGCGCAGTTGGATCATTTCAAAAACCGGATCTATTCTCACTCGTCAAGGCCGCCAATTTTTTGCTTCAACAAAACTTTTAAACCGCGCGGTGAGACTCTATTCTCCTCCAGGCGGCGGCGTGCTCCTCGAGTGGGGCCATCAATATGTGCGCGTCTATAACCTCACTACGTGGGGCCTTCTCGGCGACATCGCGCACGGGTTTTTAGAAAGTGACTTGCCAAATATTCATTTCGACACGAGCGGATCTTATGTTTATATTTTTTGCGCCGGAAAGAACGTCCTAAAATTTAATTACGCGACCGGCGTCTTTATTTCTCAAGGCGCGATATTTGCGCTTCCTCCTAAGCCCGCGGCCGGAGCCGTCACACAAGTCGGAACGCCCACGGGTTACAACGTCCAATATGTGATCACCTATGTCATCAACGGCGAGGAGTCTTTGGCCTTCGGACCTCTCGTCGAGGTGTCGAGTGGTCACCCTTACGTGAAGCTTCCTATCGCGGCCGGTCAAACGATCACCGTGGGCGGGACACTTGGACCGATCGCTCCGACGACAAACCCGAATCCATTTTTGACTGAGATGCGCGTTTATCGAAGACCCTACGATGCGACAAACGTCGCCGGCGGCGGCGCTTACGGCTACGTCGGATCGAGCACTGACATCCAAGTGAGCATTGGCGAGTTGGTCGCGATCTTCACTGACATCGGCGCGGACGCTGATTATTCGCACCAGCCTCCAAGTTCAGTGCTCCCCGGTGACGTGACGTCCGCGAGTGGAGCGGTGGAAGACCCCGGAAATTTATTATCTAATACAGGAGTTATTTACCAACAACGTCTTTTGATCACGGATTTCGTGACAGATTTGCAGGCGATTTATGCGAGCCAACCTGGTTTTCAGGATAATTTTTATCGGAACTATCCTCTTGACGCTGCTTCTGCTCTCAAATTTAAGTGCGGAACAAGTGGTTACGCTCGCGTTTATCGACTACTCGATTCGGACGGCCTTGTTGCTTTTACTGCTGCTGGTGTTTATCTAAACCAGGGGGAGCTCGGTCCCGACAATTTGAGCATGATAAAAAAAGGAAAGTGGATTATCAATCCGATCGTTCCACCTTTGGCAGTGCCCGGCGGCGTGATGTTTCTCGATTCCGCCACCAACGGAGTTAGAAATTTACTTTGGTCATTTCAGCTCAATGCATTCGACGCCGACGAAGTGAGTATTTATTCGAATCATATTTTCCGATCGCGGCAACTCCAGACCTGGAATTTCCAGCAAGGCGCTTTCCCTCTACTTTGGGTCGTCTTCACTGACGGCACGGCCGCGTCTTTCACATTTGATTATAATCAGCAGATGCAGGCTTGGACTCGTCACGACGGTGCCTTGCCTCTCGACGTCTGCTGTGGAACTACAAATCCTGATCAGTCATTTTTTGTGACTAAGAAAACGGATTTGGCCGGCAACGTCACCAGATATATCGAGATCACTCTGCCGCGCTACGTTCCGCCGTTCTATATTTCCTCGGATCCGGACTATGACAAAAATGCGAGCTGCGCTTATATGGACAGCATCGTCACCGGCGAGATCGTTTTAAATCTCGGCCTCAAAGGAACCGACGGTTTCACTTTTGCCACAACTCAAGTGAACGACGACGGTACGCCGAATTGGGGAGGAATTTTAAATCTCGATTGCGGAACGTCTGCAATTTGGCTTGCTCTTGTGCAGGTTCCCCCTGGACCAAGTTCAATCTTCTATCGATTTTTCGATGAGGACGGATCCGTCATCGACCTAGAACTTTTGACCGTTGTCGATGTGAATCATATTCAAGTGCAAGTTGTTAACGTCGATGAATTCCCGTCCGATTGGGCTGTGAAAAAAGTAAAACTTTATCAGACTTTTACGACCATCACCGGACTGACAATGTTCGAGCAGGAATATCCTGGCGTCATCGTCGACGGCGCGGTTGTGTGCTCGCCAAACAACGACCAAGAAAATTACGCTCAGCTTCAAGTGGTCAACGGAGTTTTGACTTTGCCGGCGGGAACGCGCGCGGCAATTATGCACATAGGCCGCCCGATCGTTGGTGATCTCGAGACCCTTGATATTGACACCGTCGAGCAGCAGCCGACACTCATCGAATCATTGGTTGTGAATAAAGTTTATGTGAAAGTGAAGGACGCAAAATCTCTATATATCGGCCCCACTTTCCCCAACGGCGCGAACGGCGAGAGTGTTAACGGCGTCACAGGAATGTATCCTATCGATAGTTTTCCGGTCGACTACACTCAAGCTAATCCGATCATTGGAAACCGCGCACAGCCGGCTCAGACCAAACGATATGAAATTTTGACCCAAGGAGATTATAGTCAACAGGGGAAAATTTGCATAAGGCAAGTTGACCCGCTCCACGCTGAGATTCTTTCGTTCATCCCAGACGTGGAAGTACAAAAAAGGCAGGACCGCTAATGTACGCTTATTTTGCTCTCGCAGCTCTACAGGCAGTTGGTGGGTTTCAATCGGCCGACATTATTCGCCAGAACGGCGATTTGCAGGCCAGCATCAACGAGATGAACGCTAAGTATGCGGACGTCGACGCTTATAACGCTTTGACCGCCGGTTACTCAAATGCGAATCGTTATCAAGACGTGGTCGACGCAACGACGGCCGCGGACCGCGGAGCTTTTGCCAGCGAGGGCGTCGCAGTGGGTTATGGGACCGCCGCCAGTGTCCAAACAGATAATAGAACCGCCGGCCTTTTAAACACTCTGCAGCTTCAGCGCAGTGCGCGAGATGCGGCCATGGGATATCAAGCGCAGGCGATAAATATGCGCCTAGGTGGGCAGATGACCCAACTTCAATCCGGACTCAATGCTAACTCAGCTGAGAGCCAAGGGATTATGTCTGCGATCGGGACTGGAGTGACCGGATACCAACAAAGTAATTTGACCGGCCGCGGGCGCGATAAGGATTCCGGAACGAACGATAAGTCGTGGCAAAACACTTCGACAACAATGCAAATAACACCTGGCGGCAATGGAGTTGCGACGCCGTCGAAGTACGCCGGCAACGATAGCGATCTTGGATGGTATTCGACCGGTGAGAAAGGCGATACGCCGGGATTTTACGGCCATTCCGATCAATGGCGACCAATGTCCTATTCAGGCAACGCTTATGCCGATACGCTTGGTAAGTATAGCTTCACAGGCGAGACCGGAGGATAAATGCCAATCGAAATTCCAAGGCTTTCAGTAACTCCGAATGAAGAACAACTCCACGCTCCGCGCGTGCAATCGCAAGGCATTGACGCCGTCACTCCAATGCAAAGGGACCTTGGCTCTATAGAGGGCGTCGCGAAAGATGCGATTAAACTGCACCAAGAGATGCAGCATCAACAGGCCGACACGACTGCGACCAATAACGCCAATGAATATTTACTATGGAGAAAAAAACGCCTTTACGGAGATCCCGAAACTGGCTGGGCCGGCTATACGAATATGACCGGAGCGGATCCGCAAGAGCTTTACAAGCAATTCGATAAAGAGCAATCGGATAAACTCGATGAATTGTCAAAGCCGTCGGGCGATGCAACTTGGTCAAACGAGACTCAAAATTTGGTGAATCGCCGTTTGAGCCGTCACTATGAGGAGACTCAGCTCGAGACTCTCACCGCCTATTCACATCAAAAGAAAAAATATGACGACGGCGTCGCCGACACCGGCGTTTCAATCGCGCAGCAGGGAATGTACGGCGCGTCGAGTTTTATCGTTCCCGGCGACAGCAGTAGCTTTGGTCAATTGGAAGCGAAGATCGCAGGCATTCGAAACACTCGCATCGCGCAGGGGATGAAAAATTTCGGAGCCGTTGAAGATGAAAACGGCGACACGTCTTACAATGACGGATCCGGACCTAAATCGGTGAAGCTTACACAGTCTGTTAAATATCAAATTGCAAAAGACATTTCCGACGGTCTTGCGGATGCGACTAAAAATTTGGTTGATTCAAAAGAGCTCGACAAAGCCAAGGCGCTAAAAGATTGGGCTGATCAGAATGGTTACATTGACAATACGAACATGGGGAAAATCGACGACAAGTTGCAAAAGGCAGAGCTCAAGCAAAAGGCTTATGCCGCTGCCGACGACGCGATAAAAACCAATTCGCCTGAGAATTTGGATAAGATTCAGGATCCTGAGCTTCGCATTGAAGCCAAAAAAATTCTCAATGAGGAGCAGCGCTACAACGAGCAAGAAACCAAGCGCAAATCCAAATCTTTCTACGATCCTCTCGCCAATCACGTTTTACAAGTCATGCAGAGCGATCATCCGTACAAAGGTATTTTGGATATGCAAAACGATCCGATGTACATGAAGGCGATCGACAATATTACGGATCCAAAACAGCGCAAGGCGCTCGATCACATGGTGGAGCAGCCGTCGTTTACGCCCGACAATGTGACTTCAAAATGGGTCGATTTAATGACCGGAAAAATTCCAGGTGTGAGCTTAAACGGAATGTCCACTTCAGATCTCATGCAGTACACCGCAGGAATGAAAACGGCGGATAAGAAAGAGGCGATGACGACCTATGTTAAAATGAATTCTCAGACCGGTAGTCAAATGGAAACCGAATATAGAAATTTCGGCAAAGAGTTTGATCAGCAGGCCATTGGAGCTCAGTTGCTCAAGAAAGTTCCGAACAGCAATTTTTTTACGGCTTCGGATCAAATCAAAGAAGCTCAGTGGAAAAAAGAACTATTAGACACACTCGATCCGAATAAACAAATGAATCCAAAAGAGCGCTCGGACTATGTTGCGCAATTCATAGCCAATAAAAAAGCCGGCACAGTCTTCAGTCCTCCGCAAAAGCAGCCTTTTAACGGCGGTCCAAGCAAGGCTCCTGTTCCCGCGGCCGGCGCAAATGAAGCGCCTCCGGTGACGCCAAAAACGGATCCGGTGAAATATCTCGGTAACTTGAATCCTTATCAGCGAATGCAAGCGATTCAGGACTATCGAAAACAGCCGGGGCAGTCCAAAGCGATTCCGACCGACGCTCAATTAGCCGACTTTTTGGGGCATAAATAATGGATGATATCTCAGACGCAATGTCAGTCGCCACATCGACGCCGGAAGACGCAGCCGCCAATATTGGCCATGGCAATTTATTTTCTATTGATCCGCGCTATGCCGCTCAGAATAAAACTATCTTTGATCAAAAAGCCTCGCAGCTTCTAGCGCCGCAAACGGCCGAGCCGCCCATTGCCGATTATTCTAAGCAGTCGAGTGAGCACGCGGCTTTGGCAAAACCCGACATCGATCATTTGAACTTTATGGCGCGCCAAGCGAATCTCATCGGCGATTACGTTTTCAATAAGCCAAATGTTCAGCAAAAAATTGTCGATTTGAATTTAAAGAAAATGAATCAAGGCGGTCAGCTTTCGGGCGACGACGAGAACGCATTGATCGCGGCCAACTTGGACTCTCAGGATTTGGAAAAAAAGGATTATGGGATTTCAGGTCCGATCGAAAAGATCCCTGCGATCGTCGCCGGCGGAATTTCTGACATTGGTCAGAGTATGGTCCGCGGCGCGCGTAAAGGTCTTTTAGAAGGTCCTTTTAAAAGCATCCTCGGCAATCTCGCTTACGGCACGAGCGTAAAAGAGCCGTTCGATAATTTGACGGCCGGCACTTACAATGAACTTGGAAATTTAACCGATGACAACGGCAATCCCGTGAATCTCGACCACGATACGAAAGCGAACATCTCGCGTGGCGTTGGTGTTGTCGGAACGGCTTTGATGAACGTCGGTGGTTTGGCGATCGCCGAGACGACTCCATTTTTAAAGCCGTTCATGAATCCAGTTCTCGCGAAAGGTTTAATCAATACGCCGGCGAAAGCCGCGGTCTTGACTTCCATCGGTAATTTAATGAAGGGTTCCGCGGCCGTTGGTGGCGTGTCTGGATTGACTGAATTCACCAAAATTGTCGGTGAGGAAATAGCCAAAGCTCACGGGACGGACGAAGCTGGATTTTGGAATGCTCTAGGAACCGCCGTCAATCGTGTGAAAGAGAATCAGGGCGGTGCTGCCGAGCGTGTTGGACAAGCTACAGGTCAAGGCGCGCTATTTGGAGCCGCATTAGAATTGCCACTTCAGATCGCAGGATTTGGAGCCACTAAGCATAATTTCGAACAGGGGTTTAAAAACTATGTCGAAACTCTACCACCTGAAAGGGACGTCACGCCTCAACCGCAAGCGCAGATCACTGGTGAGGCTCCGACTGCTCCGCACTCTGTCATTGATATTACGCCTCCGGAAATTCCACCAGGCCATGATCCAGTTGAGGGCGCGTTTAAATCCCTTCAGTTGAACGAGGCTCTGCACCAGATCAATGACGTCCAAAAGTCCACCGGAATGAATGACGTTGCTCCTACGGAGTTAGAGGACGTTAACAAAAGATCATTTGAAGCCGGCGGTTTTAAAAAGTTCTATTCGAGTTTTCAGACATTGCGCGATTGGGCGAATAGCGAGGAAAAAGGCAAAGCCGCTAGATCTCTGATCGATCCTTCTGGCGTCGCAGCAGGTCAAATGAATGCTTCAATAGAGCTTGACCCGCATAAGGTGATGAAAATCGCCAAAGATTATCCCGATATTTTAGACCACATTTCTTATGACCCAAATGCTCCGACCGGAATGCAGGCCAAAGAGTACGTGGAGGCATTGAATCGTGCCGAAGAAAAACGCGCGGAAGTCATGCAAAAGCTCGGGATCAAGCCGGAAGAAATTAAGTCGCCAAGCGGAGCAAGTGTCACAGCACTTCCGGAACAAGCAAAAGCGCCGGCGAGTAATTATGATTTTGAAGCCTCGACGCGCGAAGCGGCAAGAATCATCGCCGAAAATAAAAACCTGACCGAACATATTCAGCAGGCTAAGGATGCGCAGAATTTCGAGGATCTTTGGGATAAGGAAAAAGGCGTCACCTCGATCGATGGTAAAACGGAAAAAATGTCCCGCGAGAAATTTATTAAGATGAAACAGGACATGATTGATTCCAACACCAAAGATCTCGAAAAACTTAAAACTGAAATTATCGATCAACTCAAAGAGTCGCCGCCCGGTAAGCTGCTCATGTATCCGTTCGACGAGGCTAAAACTGCAGTCCAAGCCGAAATGAAGTTTGGCCGTGAACCAACTTTCTCCGATGCTCTGCGCTCAGTGTTGCCAGAGCAGAGAGTCGCTGAATTTGACAAGGCAGTTTTAGGAGCTCGTCAGCACGTCACCAATTTGGTTCACGATCAAGCCGTTCACGAGATGAATAAGGTGGTCGATCAGACGGCCGAGATAGCCAAAGAAGATCGCTTGCGCGAGGAATTATCCCGCATCGCCAATGACCCCAACTACGCGCTCGTCGATAAGTTCCGCCAGCATCAAATTGCCAACGCTAAGGGTAAAGCCAAGAGATCCCTTTACGCGATCGACCCCGCGACTCTGCCGGATGATTTGATAAAATATGTCGATAATCCGAGGCTTAAAGATCACAAGGTTTTCGCTAAGGGCGCAAATTCCGCCGAAGACTCCGCGAAAGCATTGGGATTCGCGAGCGCGAAAGATCTCCTCGAGGTTCTAGCCAAGACTCCGACTAGGGATCAAATGATAAAAGCCCGCACGGCTTTTTACGACTCCGACATTGAGAAGCTGGCGCGCGACAACACAGATCTCGATCACACCTCGATCATGAAAGCGTTCACCGATAAGACAAAAGCTTATCTGGAGACGATGCGCTTTTTAAAAGACAACGATTGGTCAAAGACTAAATTTGGAATCAAGAAAATTGCACTGCCGCTTCCGCGCATTGAGGACATTGAAAACGACGCTAGAGAAGCCGTTAAGAAATTAACCGTCGGCGAATTAAAGCCGTCAAAGTTTGTAGTCGGCGAGAGGCAGAGTTATAAAAATGCCGTCGATAAATTCTTAGCCGGAGATTTGGCGGGGGCATTCCAGGAAAAGGAAATGGCCGCGCGCAACTCGGCGATGCAAAAAGAAGTCAGGAAGCAGATTGGCGCTGTCAATCGTGCTCAGAAGTTTGCCCGAAAACTTGAAGACCCCGCGGCAAAACAGATATTTAAAACCGCCGGAAAATTCTACGAAAATGCCCGCGATGAAATATTAGACGTGTTCAATTTTAATCCGTCTAAGAAAAATCAGGCTGAACAAAATTCTTACGCGAAATGGGTTAAGCGAGAGCTCGAGCAGGGCCGCGGGGATTTTTCAATTCCTCCGCGCCTATCCGACGTGCGCGAATCCATTGATCAAATGACGGTCGAGCAGGTTGTTACGGCCGAGGATCGTTTGCGCGCCATTTTCAGCGAGGCCAAGTTTAAAGCTGAGCTCATTGACAATAAGGAAATGCGCGACGAGGAGAGAAGCGTTGACCGCATCGCTGAGCAGACCATTCAAGCGGCAGAGCTTCACCCCGGTTCAAACGACGCCAATTTTAAAGACGTTCAAGGGAATGAAACCCCTTTCTCAGCTCTAAGGCATTTTGTCCAAGACGCTCAAGTCGCGTTTACCAATATGGAGCACATCCTTAGATATTACGATAAGGGCAACTTCAACGGATTTTTCCACGAAACATTCATGCGCCAAATTAAGGGCGACGGAAAATTCAACCTCAAAATGGGCGTCTCGAAAGAGCTCAATATGAGCAAGTGGTTCGCCGACACCGCGCGCGAGATCATGAAAAATCACGGCGATTACGAGAATGTTGAAAAAACCAGGCTCACCATTCCTGAGTTTAAAGACTATCCCTCTCTCAGCAATGGCGAGTTGACCAAGGGTGATCTAATGACCCTTTGGGCCTATAAGGGAGATCCCGACGGCCGCGCGAAGCTCCAGAGCAATCACCGCGATTCGCTAGGCCGCGGCATTCAACTTGAAACTTGGCAAAAGGTTTTTGACCGCGAGCTCACCAGAGCCGACGTCACGTCCATGCAATATGGCGTCGACATGTACAAGAAATATCAAGCCGAGACCTCCGATATCGAACAGCGGACAAAAGGTCGGGTCATAAATTTTATCAAAGGCGTTCCAAACAAATGGAAAGATGAATATTTCCCAGGCGGCTACGTTCCCAATAAACACAAACACGAATGGTCCGCCGAGGCCGCAAAACACGCAGTTCAAATGCTCGAGGGTAAAAGAGCGGCTTGGTTTGAGAAAGACGATGGCGCTGATTTCGGTCGGCAGTTCGCGGCCGAGCAGACGGAGCAAGGTCGTTTGGTCAATCGCGAAGGCAGCAATAAGCCTCTCGACGCCTCCCTTTTGAGATTCTGGCGCGGTCACGAGGAAGTGATCCACGATCTTTCCTACCGCGAACCGACGATGAACGCTCTTAAGCTTTTACGCGATAAGCGCATTCGCGAAGCCATGATCAAGATGGGCGGCGAGGCCAGGTATAATCTTCTCGTCAATTCTGTGATCGAAGTCGCCGGCCGCGCGGAGATGATGAATGCCAATTTCTTCGCCGACCAAAATCGATTCTTTAAAGGCATGACAGGATATTTGCAAAATCGTTTCAATATTATAGCGCTCGGAATCAACACCACATCCGCGGCCGTCCAGTACGAGGAGCTCACACAGCTTTTACAAAATATCGGAGTCAGCGGGCAAAAGCATTTTGCAATGGTGAACGCCAAGATGATGGCAACTCCTCATTTGTGGGGTGGTTATTACGAATGGGCGGCGAAGCTTGATCCGACAATTGGTGCTTTCAAAGCCAATATTCAAAATAAAATCACGTCCACGGTTCACGACATTATCCCGACAAAGACGAGCGTCCCATTCGGCGGACCTTTAAAACGCGCGGGAAAATGGAGCACGGATCGGTTCTTTGCCGCGATGTCAGTCGCCGATGTTCACGACAAGATCATTTGCGCAATGACCTGTTATAGCCAGTTCATCTCCGGCGACGCCAACAACTGGCCGCTTGAAAAAGTGATGGCTTTAACACCTGAACAAAGGGATCAAGAGGCTCAAGCCTACGTCCGTCAAATGTCCAGGCTCTCGCTCATGCACGGCCGGCCGGAAGACAAAGCGCCGTCGCAAAAGCATCCTTTAATGGAGTATTTTTCGACCTATTGGAACTTCTTTAGGAACGTGTTGAACAATCAAGTCAACCACGGCAATCGCGCGAAGTGGGCGGTGCAAGCCGGCGGTAAAGCTTTGGGAGAAGGCGGCGGTAGTTATGAAGTTGGAGGCCGTGGTTTTAATGCTGATTCTCGCGGCGGTAATGATGGGGGAGATAATGGCGGTGGAGGACCCTTTGGCGGCAAGGGCGGCTATGAAAAAGAAGGCGGTCAAAAAGGACCCGACTTTAAAGGCGCAGCCGGACATTTCGGAGACGCCGCCGCGATCGTAGCATTGACCGCAATCACTGCTTCCATTGGCCGTTGGTATACGGCTAAACTTCGCGGCGAGGAGACTCCTGATCAATGGGATATCGACTGGAAGTCGGCGAAAGGGATTGAAGACGCAGGTAGAAGAATGGGCAAGTTTATGATGATGTCGCCGGTCGAGCAGATCGCCAACGCTCAGCCCATCGTTAGAAACGTGCTTTACGCGGCCAATGCTCCGGATAAAACAATTCGCGGATATGTTGACCGAACAAAGACCGTTGAGATTCCGATCGTCAAGCAATTATCAGACGCCGCGACGGCTCTAAATCTAATCCGCGAAGGCGCTCAAGGTGCCGATAACTTGAGTGATTTTTTAACGTATCTGACAAATCTCGACAATAAAGAAACCAAAGTTCTAATGAGCGCGGAAGCTGATTTCCTTGTGCCGTTCCCGGTGAACGCCTATTCGAAATTGATGCGCTATCTTGAACTGCCGCTAAACTCTCCCGCGCAGATTGGCCCCGCAGCGCTCGATAAATTAAATGGCGTCATTCACAAATTCACCGCTAAACAAGAGCAGTTGACGGCGAGCAATGAGCCTGGACAATTTCATATTGATCCTAAATTTATCGACGAGGTCAAAGACGTCCAAAAACAGATTCAGCCGGAAGTCGCCACCATTCCTCCAGGCATCACCGACAAAATTAAAGGCGCAATGTCCGGCGGCGATTGGACAAAACCAAATGGAATCTATGGGTTTAGTAAAGACCAATGGGCTGAAGTGAAGGCCGCGGCTCCGGATCTTGGACTGACCGACGCCGGCCGCATCGCTAAGAATACCGAGCAGCAGGAAAAGGCGATGGACTTTTTGCTCCACTTCAATTCTCAGAAATTGGCCGAGAAGGATATTAGAGTAAATAATGAGTCGCTTTACGGCGCTTTTAGGCTCGGAGCGGACGAATATGAAAAGCTCTATAAGGCTCCGCGCGACGCCAAACTGAAGTCGGTGTTAAGCGAGGAGACATTAAAAGAAAATCCTGATCTCGGAGAAGCCAAGACCGTAGGCCAGGCAAAGCTAAAATTAATGGAACAATTGAGCAAAGGGCAGCCTAAGAAAACTGCGCAGTTGACACCTCCAACCTCTAACGCCGAGGATTAAAGTATGATCAGTGGATTTGACGTAAAAGATCAGGCACTTGGAACCGGCGACACGCTGGCTTACACCTTTGATTTTAAAATCTATGATCCTACGGATTTGCTGATTTGGGTTCAAGATGGCAGCGGCAATGTTGTCGAGCAAGTGCGCGGCGACGATACGACTTATTTGGCCGGCCTTGCTTTCGATTCTCTTAACGGCGGTGGAACGGTCACACTCGCTGCATTTTTACCGGACACCTACGTCATCACTTTTATGCTCGCTCCGGACGCTCCCGATCAGCCGAGCGATTTTCCCGACAAGGGATCTTTCTCGCTAAGCGCATTGGAAGGCGCTTTGGATTTTCTAGCGAGCTGCATTCAGCGCGTTTCGTGGCTGGCCACGCGCGCGGCCGTAATGCACGACCTCGACGACTTATCATCCTTTGATCCGACCCTTCCGCTTGGCATTGGGAACAATCCGGGGGGAGTTGTCTCAGTGAAGGCGGACGGGTCGGGATTTGAAATTATCATAACCACCGCAACGATTGCTGCGGCTCAAGGTTACGCATCAACCGCTCAAGCGGCTCAAAATGCCGCGGCTTCTAGCGCTACGGCGGCGGCGGCAAGTGCGACTGCAGCGGCGGCGTCGGCCGCGGCTTCACAGTCTGGAGTCACCCCCTTTGGTACGCCCGCGGCTCCTGAGAATGTTTTAGCAGCCAATGGCGTCACTTTTACGCCCGCCAATCAAGAGGAAGTGCATTGGATCCAAGGTAATGCCGGTAATGTGGTGGTGACCGCCAATCCTCAAATTAACACCGCTGGCGTGGCCAAGGGTCAACGCATTTATCTCTACGGAGCCAATGACGCTCAGACGGTGAAATTTACCAATGGTAACGGCTTGTCGCTCAACGGCGATTGCATCCTTGGTCAAGAGGACTGCTTAGGTTTATTGTTTAACGGGACGCAGTGGAGTGAATTGTTCAGGAGGTCTGCAACATGAGTAAATTTATTTTAGCGATGTTAATTGGAGCAGTTGCGTGGGCAGGACCGTCGAGCAATCGCTATGTGACTGGTCAGTTCATTAAGAACGGATCCGGAATTTTTGCAATTCCTTCGGTCTCGACGAATGACCAATTGGTCGGCCGCGCGACAACGGACACACTGACAAATAAGACGATCGATACGGGATCCAACACGATCACCAACTTGGGATCCGCAAACCTTGGCGGGACTCTCTCAAGTGGAAATATCATCGTTGGTAACGGCTCAAACCAATCGGCCGCGGTGGCCGTCACTGGTGACGTGCTGCTGAGCAATGCGGGCGTGACGAGTTATAATAACGTGGTTCCTATCGCTAAGGGCGGCACGAACAATGGATCTCTTGCTGTCACCAATGGCGGCGTGGCCGTCACC